GACCGGACGAGCTGCCCTTGCAGTATCAGTCGTTGCAGATACGCATTGCAGCGGAACTGTACAACCACATCGGCGCAAACGGACAGACGAGCTATACCAATAATGGCATTACTCGTGTGTGGGAATCGTCCGATGTGGCACAATCTCTGCTGAATGAAGTAGTTCCGAGAGTAGGTGTTATCGGCTGATGTTCAATGGAAGCCCGCTGGATAAACGCCCGCTGTGGTATTCAAACCCGGTCGGCGAGAAAACGCCTGTTTTGGACGAGTGGGGAAACGAGACTGGCGAATCGGCATACGAATCGTGGAGCGACCCCGCAAAACTGATGCTGAACGTCAGTCCTCCTACTGGTTCTGCGGAAGCAAACCCTTTTGGAGCATTCACGGATTACAGCTATGCGGTCAGTTCGTCCAGCAAAAAGCGCAACACACCGCTTTATGAAGGTACACACGTTTGGTTTCAGACAGACGTTTCAAAGCCTTTCAATTACATTGTGGTCAAGGTCGCAGAGCATATCACGGATACGCTGTATGCGCTGAAAGAGGTGGCTGCAAGTGAAAATTAAAGTGAGGTTGAGCGATGCCGGACTTCGTGATGCGGAACGTCAGATACAGGAGTACAAGACCACCCTGAACAAAAAAGCGCAGGAGTTTGCAAAGGCGTTGGCTGACAAAGGGCTTGATGTGGCGAAAGTTCGCTTTGCCAATGCAGAATATGCCGGTAACAACGATGTCTCTTGCCGTGTTGAGCAAAACGGGAACACCTGCACCATCATTGCAGAGGGCAAGGCAGTTGCCTTTATCGAGTTTGGCACTGGCGCACATCACAACGGATATGGTGGCGAACTACCGCCTGGTGTTGGTGCACATGGCTCCTACGGTCAAGGCAAGGGTGCTGGCAGACGTTGGTACTACTACGGTGACCCCGGTAATGCCGGAACCTATGTGGATACTGTTCCCGGCAAGGGGCAGTTGAATTACACCGATGGCAACGAGCCAGCTATGGCTATGTGGGGGGCTGTTGAGGAAATGGCTTCTCAAGTCGAAGCAACGTGGAGGGAGGTCTGGAGCAGTTGATTGATTATTTCAATTCCATCTTCACGGCTGTTGCGACCGAACTTCGGAAACAGGTTCCTGGCATCTTCGTCACTGGCGAAATCAATGACAGCAACGTCAAAAAGTTTCCATGTGTGCAGATAGAGGAAAACAGCAATCTCCCGGTTCACCGGGATTCTGCTGGTCACAGCAAGTACGCTGCCGTTTCCCTGCGTGTGCGTGTCTATTCCAACAAAACCAGCGGACGCATTGCAGAAGCCCGCTCTATTGTGAGCATCGTGGATTCTGTGTTGGAACCGCTCAATTTCTATCGAAAATCGTTTGCCCCGTTGAATGGGCTGTACAACAATTCCGTCTATCGGATTGATTGCAGCTATGGG